ACAGCTCTTTGTAAGCTGAGATACGCCCCTTGGCGTACAGGTCTTCTTCCCTACTTGAATCACGTGACGTTAGTTTGTCCTTCTCGGTATCGAGCTTCTTGGAGAAATGCTCGACGATCTGGTACCAGTTCGGATCGGCTGCCATTAGATACCCTCCCCGGTCTTGCGCTTAAGCTCCATCTCCTTGTTGTATAGGAGCTGGTCGCGGGCCTTGCGGTTATCCTCCAAGCCCTTTAGGTAGGCCGTAGTCTCGTTGCGCTGGCGGGCGATCTCCATGTCGGTAGCTAGCTTGGCCTTGAACTGCTCGTCCTTAGATGCTAGATTCAGCATGGCTACGTCCTTCTCGTTCTGGCTGGCAATTACCTGAGCTTCGGCCTCGGCGATACGAGCGTAGGTATTACCGCGACGCTCCTCGAATTCCATCTCCTCACGACGCTGGGCTTGGTTACGCTCGAAGTCTAGGCGCTCGGTCTCTAGGACTAGGCGATCCTTCTCGATCTTAAGGCGCTCAGCCTCTAGGTTGTACTTGAGTACGTCAGGATTGGGCTGCTGGTTCTGGGCTGCGGCCTGTTCCGCCTGAGCTACCTGCTCCGGACTACGGACAATGCCCTCGGACGGTAGGTGCATCATGGATAGACGGGCGCGGGTCAGCTCGTTCATGTCGATGTGCTTACCCAGCTCCGGATTCTGGCTAGCCTCTAGCGAGAGCTTCTCCATATCGCGGATGTATAGCTGCTTGTTGCGGTAATCCGAGCTAGCCTTGACGTCTACCTTGAAGTTGCCCTTGATGGTGTTGTCGGGATTGTACTGAATGTTCCACGCCACCATACGGGTGATGTGCTTCTCGGTCATCAGGTCGTCCCACGCCTCGTTGGCTAGGTCAGATAGGATAGTACTAGCCTGCTGCAGCATACCTAGGCCGGTAGCGCTGTCCGTTCCTACCTGCGGGGCCCCGATGCCGGCGGAAAGCAGCATAGGTACGCCTGACTCTTCCTCGGCAAACTGCTTCGCCGCGTTGAGCACGTCCATGATCTGCGGAGTTACGTTTGGTACTACGAAGAACTGGAAAGCGTCTGCAATACGGGACGACACGTCGTTCATAAACCAGTTTTTGCGGGGGCGTAGCTCCCACTCACCGTCGGCCGGTTCGATTAGCTCACGCTGCATGACTACCTGCGGACCAGAACTGGCTGAGGTGTTGTCCAGTACCATGTGCCACGACTGGGTCACCACACGCTGCTGATCCTTTACCAGCATGGGCATGCCGATACCTAGAACCGAGGTGGGATCTTCCTTATACGGGCAGAGTGTGTACGGAATCTCGAAGTTTTCGATGTTCGATAGCTCAACACGTAGCACGTGGCCCTGACATACCCACACTTCGCCGTAGTAGGTCTTACCATCTAGCGATTCGTAGGCCGGGGTGATGTTAAGAGCGTCCAGCTGCTCGGAAGTGATAGGTCCGTGGTACTCGATTACGATGTACTTGTTCTTAACCTGCGTCATCGACCCCTGAATGGTGTCGGTTAGCTGCTCAAACACGGAAACCGCGTAGTCGCGGGGGTCTTCCTTGATAAGTTCGCGTAGACTGTCCTGCAAGAAGCCGTCATGCTTGGAGTACTTAGCCAATTCGCCCCTAGTCATGGGATGAATCTCTAGGAAATCCTCCATCGCACACGCATCGTTGGTACTATCGTCCGGAAAAGCGTACCACGGGTTGACACGAGCGTAGGACGGAGCCTTATTTGACGACAAGTTAGTCTGCCACACGCCCGTTGCGTCCGGGGCGTACTTAATGTGGGTACGATTTGTGTTAACCGGGCCCTTCATGATGCCAGTACCGTAGATAACTCGGTCTTCCATAGCCTTACGCGCTTCCTTGGCGTACTTGCACTCATCTAGCTGCGACGCTACCGTGGCTTCCATAGCCTGAGCGGTAGCTGAATCAGTGCCTAGGTCTGGCATTAGGTCCCAGTTCTTGTCCCCGCCCGCAAACTGCATGGCGATTAGCTGAGCAATGACGATATCGCACTTGGTTCGTACGATATTGTAGTCAGGACGGTCTGGTTTGGTGGCGCCTGCGAACGGGCTGTCTGAGGTAGCACCGCTTTTCTGGATGCTGGCAGCACTGCCGTAGTACAGACGCAGCGATTCCGACCACTGCCGCTCCTTTACGTTACGGTTCTTACGTCGGTCCTCGAACTTAGCCTCAACTGTCTTGGCAAGATCGGCTAGGAGAGCACGCTTCCGCTCCTCTTCCTCGCGTACTAGACGCTCGGCCTCGGCCAGAATCTCGTCTTCGGTCATCTGGTTGGGGTAGTTCTCTTCACTACCGTCATAGATCATATCGGATTCCACCAAGGCCGTTTACTCCCCTGCTATTATTGAGTTGATGGTACCCCTTGCGGATCATAGTCTTGGCAAGGGAGATGTTGAGTACCACGTAACGTAGGCAATCCATAAGGTGATCGTTTTCTTTAACGATCTTTCCATCAAGGTCGCGCCTATAGACAATGTACTCGCGTTGTAAGTTCACGAGCGATTTAAATACCTTGACCTTACCTGTACTGAGACCAGACCAGACGGCTGTCACACCAGCCTCTACGGCGTTGTTAGCCTCGACAATCTTGAGACCTAGCCGCTTGTACTCCTCCATCAGTCGGATACCGTCACGCTGGGCACGGCCTCGTGCCGCCGGATCGATGACACCAGTGATACCCTCGCCTCGTGACTTGATGGATGCCGTATGAATCTCCGGCTCAGCCTTGCCTTGGTAGTGCTCGGAATAGATATAGATCATCTTGTCCGATGGATTGACAGCCGCCCAAACGCACGCCGTCTTGTTCCAGCCTACGTCCATAGCGTACAAACGTGGCCAGTCGTCCGGAATAGCGAAATCATCTACCACAATATCCTCAAGAGCCAGCGGATACACGTTACCAGAACCCACTGATGGGTATCCGTTACGACGTGCGTCGCGTAACTCCGGCGGGGTATTAGCCTCAAGTCGCTGCTTCATCTCCTCGGATAGCCACGGAGCGTGGTCCCAGCCAGCCTGAACAACAGCACGGCCAGATACGCCAATCGGACTGTCACTTAGGTCTACATCTTCCCCTTCTTCGGCGGGTACCGAGATGGCTTTAGCCCCGGCTAGATACGTAGCGTTGCGGCAAAAGTCCACGATAAACGGAGTGATACCGTGTAGCGGGGTGAACGTGACCAGCATGATACCGTCCGTGGTCATGGTACGGATTAGACACTCGTTGTACACCAGACGCGGGCACTCTTCGTCGAGCCAGATCACGTGCTTAGCGGTACCGTAGAACGCCTTGATGTCCTGATCGTACGACTTGAAGCCGATGGTTGATACACCGCCGCTAGCGTGCTTAACGCGGACTACGTCAACAGCGCCCGAAATGCCGTTCTTGGGACTAGCCGAGATGATGCAGTCCTTGGGAATGGTACCAGTGCCTACACGACCAATGGCACCTAGCAGCTCTTTCTGTACGGTATCGCGGGTGGTTTGCCCGGTCTGACCAGCTACCCAGATGTCTACCGGATGATCGAAGCGACGACCGGTCCACCAGTCCGGGTAGATACCCGTCGCGTGATAAGCCACTTCGATAGCACCGGATACCGACTTACCGACTCGGTTACCGGCTAGGAAGATGCGCTCCGGGTACGTAGCTCCGGCCTCGAAGAACGCCTTGTGTCGTGGGCAGTTGTCGATAGAATAAGGAGTGCCGGGGATAAACCACTTGGCTGTCCCGGCTTCTAGTAGCTTACGCTCGTAAGTCTCGTAGATCTTCTTGAACTCCGCCAGCTTGATTACTGACGGAGCTTTCTCGGTAGCGGGAGCCGCCGCTAGGAACTGCTCTAACGGCGACTCGCTCTGGATCTTCGCGGCTATGCGGTCAAACTCACTTGGATCGAACGGAATCAAGATCAATCACCTTAGCTGCGGGGACATCCGGCTGGATGTCCGCTAGAATATGAGGTAGCATCTTGCGCATCTGGTTGCTCAGTGCGTCTAGATCCATGTCCTCGTAATTGTTGTTGGTGTTGACGGCTTCCGTCTTATCGGCCCAACCGTAGCGGTTCTTCATGTTGAAGGCCCATAGCGTGGTGTTGAACTTGGTGTTGTCGATGTTCTCGCGACCCTTACTCCACCACCAAGCCTTGGCCATTGCCCGGCCTACATCCACCATCTCCCGGAAAGAGGTATGACCCTCGTACAGAGAGTCAAACTTCTTCTGGGTGATCTTGAGAATGCGGCAGATCTCGATATCCGAGTAGCCGTTTTCGTAAGCCTCGATGATCTTCTCGGCTGTACTTACCTCATTAGCCGTTGCCATAGCCGCCCTTACCATCCGGGGCTTCGTAGATCTTACCGCCGTCCTTGTTAAGCATGACAGCTAGAGGGTAGGTCTTTACTTCATCGCCCTCCTTGTCCAAGCCTACTAGGATCAGCTCTAGTTCTCCGGTCTCGGAGTTACGAGCCTCCATCAGCCCAAGTGTATTGGCCAGCACACCTCGATAGAACATCTCGATCAGGCCATACTGGATCTTGTTGGGGTTGTTGGAGAAGACCATCATCTCCATGTCTAGGGCTACTTTGTTACGATCACGCTTACTCATTGTACGAGGTGCTCCTTCTTGATTTCTAGGGTACGAATACGGTCTACCAGCTCTACTGCACGAGCGCCGGTCTGACGGAACCAGAGGGACTTCTCTAGGTTTTCTGCTACTTGCGGGTAATTGCGGTTCTTTAGGAACCCGAGGGTGTTCTTGAATGTGGCAACCCGCATGCCCATGTTGAAGAACATGTTAAGGAATACGGTCTGTACGACAAACGGATGGGACAAAAGATCCGGGATTACTCGTAGGGCAAGACCTAGGTAACGCGGTACCTTCTCGTCTAGCTTACGAGCGGCTAGGCTTTCGGACATGCGCGAATCTACGGTCACACCTTCTGTAAACCCGTAACCTACCGTCCACGGATGGCCGTGCTGCTCTCCTTCCGGGATAAGAGCTAGCAGCTCTCGGGCCGGCTTAAAGCCCCACGGTAGCTTGCGGTACTTACGGGCGATCAGGCTGAGAGGATCGGGGTAGGCGTACTCCCGGAACCCCTCGTGACGCTTGAGATCCGCCGCAGCTTGTCGCTGCAGGCGGCGTACGTTGGCGTTTAGTGACATGATTTTATCCTACGCTTAGGGTTACGTTTGCTGTGTCTAGCACGACTAGTGTAGACGCGTTGCGAATTTCGATGGTCAAGTCCGCGTTACCGTCGAAGTCTAGGAACCAGATGCGATTAGAACTTAGAGGTAGCCAAGTACCGGTAGCAGCGGAGCCAGCGGTCAGGCTACCTGAGTTGAGAGTAGCTCGTACCTCACATGAAGATGCCGATCCAGCCGTTAGCCACTCTCCCGAGAACTGCGAAGTACCAAGGCTGCCGCTTGTGCGTTGAGCTACGCCGGTAGATAGCAGCTCGTAGCTAATGTACCCGTCCGTGTTAGCGTCGGCTAGGAACCGGTTAGTGATATTAACGCTTAATAGCGGCCACACCTGCTCCCACGCCGAGCCATTCCATTTGCTGGCTTGGCCTACATCAACCCAAGCCGAGCCGTTCCATCGACGTACGAACGTCGGGTCTCGCCACACACTGCCATCCCAGATCTTAAAGGTCATAGGTTACCAGATCCAAACACGGCCAGTACCGCCGGTAGGCGTACCGCTCTGAACAAACACACCTCGTCGATCGTCGGCAAACTGACCGGTAGTTACCTTAGCCGCGTCTAGGTTGGGGATGCGAGCATCCGCTAGAACGCCCGAATTGATAGCACTGGCATCGTGGTTGTGACTAGCTGCGGCGAAGTCTCCGGTGTTGCTGGTAGCGGCGGTACCTAGACCTAGGTTGGTACGAGCACCGGACGCGGTAGTAGCTCCAGTACCGCCCTTGTTAACCGGAACGGTGTTAAGGGTAACCGAGATGGTACCCGTAGTCGTAACCGGAGAACCGGTTACGCTCAAGCTAGAGTCGGTAGTAGTGAATGCTACCGAGGTAACCGTACCACCACCGCCGCCACCTCCGGTGTTGTCGTCGGCCGGAGCCCACGCCGATCCGTTCCACTTTGGTACCTGACCGGTAGTAGCTCCGGACTGACTGAGAGTACTAAGCGCTTGGGTACCCGTGTGGGTAGAGCGGTCGCGGAGAGCCGAGTCGGCCGCGTTGGCCGTAGCTCCGGTAGCCACACCGTCGAGCTTGGTCTTGTCCGCCGAAGCCATTACTCCGGCTAGGGAAGTAGTAGCTGCCGGTAGGATAGCATCCAGGCCTGTGTCGGATTCGACGGTGACCGTAGTCGAGGTACGGGTGAACGAGAGGTTGGTTGCACCAGCTCCGCCTCCCGTCTGATCCGTATCATTAACCCAAGCTGAACCATTCCACTTTAGCACCTGCCCGACGGACGGACTAGTGACGGTGACGTCGATCAGTGAGTCGAGGTTGGACGGACCAGCCGAGGCGTTGATCGTGACCGTATCGGTCGCGTTAGTCAGCGTTACGTTGGTACCGGCTAGCAGAGTTTTGAAGTTAAGAGTAGTACCGGTCTTGTCCTTAAACAGCGGAACTGATCCGCCAACGTTACTGGCGGTAGTTACGTAGTTACCGGCGATAGCCGCAATATCCGTACGAGCCTGAGCGTCTACCGCTCCGATAGTATCTACCGCGATGTTGTAGATAACTCCCGAGATAATATCTCCGCCGGTAGCGGGAGTTACTAGGGTAATAGTAGTAACCTCGGGGTCGAGGGTAAATGCTACGGTATACTCGAACGTTGGACGAAGACGGAGACCGTTACGGAATACTAATACCAATTCCCCCTGATCGGTAGCTACCCCATTAACTTGGAACGCGGTCTGGCTAGCCGTGGCGGTAAAGTTAAACGATACCGGAGATACTGTTAGGTTATCTAACTGGTTTTGGATAAGGGCCAGATCGTCGGCTACCGCCGCCTGAGCGTGCTCGGACGTAGCGATACCTAACTTCTGTAGCGCCTTCTGCTCCTCCGTGTCGAACCACGGGCGTAGCGCTTGGTTATCAATTACAGTACGGTCATCAATCACCGGGTACACCTCCGTCGTTCGGTTAACAAAAAGCCACACGGGCTACCGCCCGCGTGGATGCGAACACTAAGACGGTTCAGCGGGTGTTTAGTTCCCGCCAAGAAGCCGACCGCGTAGAACGCGTTTTAAGGCGCGTCTAGGGGTGGGGGTGCATGTGGGGTAGCTCCCCCTACCCCCGTCGCGTCTCTACGGCCCTTCTAGGGGCCTTAGAATCGATCCTAGGCGAGCTGGTGTTCGTTACCAGCGAGCGAGCAGCCCGGAACGGGCGACCGAGACATGGAGGTCGAGGGCGAGCGAGCCGCAGCGACGGACCGACCCGAGCGGTGGAAGGCGAGGGGAGGTAGGACGGGCTAGCAGGCAGTGAGCCTGCGAGGCCGGACGTAGCCGAGGTGGTAGGTGGAGACGTAGCCCCCAGCGGAGGCGAACACCGCACACCGACACGGCGAGGGGCCTTGGGTTGTGCCCCTCGCGTATACGCGCGCACGTGTGCTATCACGTGCGCGATATAGATATATCTATATAT